GGCGAGCGTTATCTGGAGCTGGCAGAGAAACGCGAGGCCAATGAGTCGTTTGTCTATGGCTGGATGAAAGAGCGCGTTGGTTTGTAAACGTACTGGCAAAGGGCGTTGCGGCGGCCTTTTTTATTACTCAAAAAAACGAAAGAACGGAGGTACGTATGTACGCACTGAAAAAAATAACGGTAACTAAAGATGGCCGTCAGGTTGAGGAAGTGCATGTCCTGGGGGATATGTATCGTCTGGAGTTCTATCCGCGTGACACTCATCTTGCTGCAAAAATTGAGTATTGCCGGGGCGGGGATATTCCATGTATTCCGGTAGAAAAAGAGGATGAGGCTTACATTACCACACTGAACGGCGATACGGTGCGTTGCATCTGTCGCGGTGACAGTAAGGCCCGGAATGAAATAGCCCGATGCCGCACTCATACCAGTAAATAAAAAAATAAAACCCCGGCTGCTGGAACAGTCCGGGGTTTTTAGTTATCACGCGATGAAAAGGAAATTGTGCTCAGTGAATACGGAAAAAATCCTCGTGGGAAAGTATAAAAGAATACTGCTGAGGTTGACAATGAAAAACGGCCCTGAACTGAAAGCTCCGGTGACGAGCGAAATCAGTGTAGCTACCGCCTGGTTAATCAAGGCTGGAGCGTTTTGCTTGTGTTTGTATGGTATTGCACAGTTGGTTAGTGCGGTCAGGTGGTGGTGACATGAGCCGAAAACACTGGACACACAGAATGCCGCGAACGGCGGCGAAATGGGCACTGGTAGCGATACTGGTGCCTTTTTTATTGGTGGGGTGCGTCAGCCTGGATAAGGCGCGCCAGCTTTTCGATACAGCTTCTCAGGTCTGTGAAATTGTCGACGGTGTTCGGCAGTGTATGCAGAACTGATCGCCTGTAAGAGCAGAATATTTTGCTGAAAAATGAAGGGTGCGCCAGCGTCCAGAAAGCATGAAATTCTGCTGCTTGTGCCAATTTTATCTTATTCATTCTAAATCTTGTCGAATCAAGATGAACTTTGATCAACTGCCCGGCGGCAAGGGGCATTAAAACAGGAGAAAATTATGTGGAAACCTACAGGTGACAAGTTAATCACCGCGTTGATTGACGGCAAGCCACAATACTTACGCATTGAAATGAGTGGTCAGCATGTTCGTTTGATTTGTGAGTAACAGGCATTACAGCAGCCCTTCAGTGAGGGGCTGCGATAATGTGAGAAATAAAAAACCGGTCACAGGGAGCAGCTACACAGAACCGGCTGGCGAAGACCGCCAATATCACCCGAGCATCGGTACAACATACTTATGACAATAGACGGTATTGATGTAAATGCAATGTTATGCATCGACGAAAATAAAAAACCGGCAGGGGAAATCCATTGAAGATTTGCCGGTGGCAAAAAGATGGCCATGCTTTCAACCTTAGTCGCAGGGTTACGGAGTGCAACAACGAATGCTGCCGGTATATGGCTGAATGGCGTTTCAATGATGTACGTCATCTTATCTGTAAATATTAATGATAAACGCTCTCATTTGTGCGGGTCCTTCCGGTGGGGTGGCCTGCCACGGGGCGGCAGCGGCGCGGAAAAAGGCTAGTTTTTGAAATTTCATTCGTCATCACCGCTACTGTAATGGATTGATATTACAGTGGTTTTATTTTTATGGTGTCGATTTTGATTGTTTTTTGTTCATCACTAACACCGTTTGCCTAAAGTTGTTCGCAAGATGCATGTTTAAAACATTCTGGAGCGGGTATGGATCGAGAGTTAAAAAATCTGACGCTGAATATCAGTCAACTGGCGGCACTGTCAGGTGTACATCGCCAGACTGCTGCGGCAAGGCTGCAAAATCTACCCGTTGCAGGGGGGCATGAAAGCAACCTCAAGCTTTATCGGGTGGTTGATATTGTGTCGGCATTTCTGGCATTACCACCGCCGGTTGCAGAAGGCGAAATGGACGCGCATGAGCGCAAAGCCTGGTATCAGTCTGAACGTGAGCGTCTTAAGTTCGAACAGGAAACGGCACAACTCATTCCGGCCAGTGATGTCAGACGGTCGTTTTCCGTCGTGGTGAAAGCGATAGTTCAGGTATTGGAAACCTGGCCAGACAGGCTGGAAAGGGACAGAGGGTGGACCGCATCACAACTGAATGAAGTGCAGATTGTGGTTGATGAGATCCGCGATACGCTGGAAAAAGCAGTCATTGGCTGTTGTGATGAGGCCGATATGTGAATCAGGTGAACGAGAGCCATAGCCGCGCATCCGATATCTGGCGCGAGGTGGCCTCGCTGTTTCGCCCACCCAGCCGGCTGCCAGTAGCGGAAGCCATCAGGCGTTATATGCGGGTACCACGGGGAGCCAATACTTCTGGTCCGTGGGAGTCATCGCTGACACCCTACATGATTGACCCTATAAATACATTATCTGCCCGTGAATATGATGCCGTAGTGTTTGTTGGTCCTGCCCGAACAGGGAAAACAGAGGGGCTGATTGACGGCTGGATTGTGTACGGTGTTATCTGCGATCCGGCTGATATGCTGGTGGTACAGATGACCGAAACCAAGGCGCGTGAGCATTCCAGAACGCGTCTTTCCAGGACGTTTCGTCACAGCCCGGAGGTTAGTAAACGCCTGAGTCCTTCCCGCAATGACAACAACGTCCACGATAAAATGTTTCTTGACGGCTCTTTCCTGAAGATTGGCTGGCCGTCAATCACTGTTTTCTCTTCCTCGGATTACCGCCGTGTGGCGCTGACGGATTATGACCGTTTCCCTGAGAACGTTGACGGTGAAGGGGATGCCTTCACGCTGGCATCAAAACGCACCACCACCTTTATGTCTTCCGGGATGACGCTGGTTGAGAGTTCGCCCGGGCGGGATATCACCGACACCAAATGGCGCTGTGGTGGCGCACATGAGGCACCGCCAACCACGGGGATCCTGTCCCTTTATAACCGTGGCGATCGCCGTCGCTGGTACTGGCCGTGTCCGCACTGTGGGGAATATTTTCAGCCGGTAATGGATAACATGACCGGTTACCGGAATAACCCCGATTTTGTGGCGGCCGGACAGGCTGCACGTCTGATGTGTCCGCACTGTCGCGGGCTGATTGCTCCGGAGCAGAAACGCGAACTGAATAACAAGGGGATCTGGCTTCGGGAAGGTGAACGGGTCGCGGCGGACGGCAGTATCGTCGGAACACCACGAAATTCCAGGATTGCGTCATTCTGGATGGAGGGGCCGGCTGCTGCGTTTCAGACCTGGGAACAACTGATTTTTAAGCTGCTGGCGGCAGAAGAAGAGTATGAGCGAACCGGAAGTGAAGAGACCCTGAAGGCGGTGGTGAATACCGATATCGGACGCCCCTATCTGCCCCGTTCAGCGGCGGAACAGCGTAAAAGTGAACTGCTTGAGCAGCGGGCAGAGCCCGTTCCTCACCGCAGTGTACCGGATGGCGTTAATTTCCTTGCGGCGACAGTGGATGTGCAGGCAGGGCGTCATCGCCGTTTTGTGGTTCAGGTAACAGGCTATGGTAGTCGCGGCGAGCGATGGATAGTTGATCGTTACAACATCACGCAGTCGCTGCGTTGTGACAATAACGGAGAAAGTCTGCGTATTGACCCTGCCGGTTATCCGGAGGACTGGGATGTTCTGCTGACGGATGTTTTTTATAAAAGCTGGCCGCTGGCCTCCGCCCCTTCTCAGCGCATGCGGGTAATGGCAATGGCGGTGGACTCCGGCGGTGAAGACGGGGTGACAGATAATGCCTATAAATTCTGGCGTCGCTGCCGTCTTGATGGTCTTGGAAAGCGTATTTATCTGTTTAAGGGCGACAGCATACGTCGCGCAAAACTGATCACCCGTACATTTCCGGATAACACCGGACGAACGGGGCGACGGGCGCAGGCTTCGGGTGATGTTCCTCTCTGGCTTCTTCAGACTGATGCCCTGAAAGACCGGGTGAATAATGCGTTATGGCGTGACTCCCCGGGGCCGGGGTATGTGCATTTCCCTGACTGGCTGGGGGGCTGGTTTTACGACGAACTGACGTATGAAGAGCGGAGCAGTGACGGGAAATGGAGTAAGCCGGGGCGCGGCGCCAACGAAGCCTTTGACCTGATGGTGTATGCCGAGGCGCTGGTCATTCTGCATGGGTACGAGAAAATTCAGTGGCCTGATGCGCCGGAGTGGGCGTGCCGGGAAACCTGGCTGGAGTGCGTCAGTGACAACGTGGAGCTACCTGTTCTGCCGGAGCCGGCACTTCCGCCTGTCAGAAAAAGGAAACGAAAAAAAATGGCACCCGATGAGGACAACCCCTGGGTGACTTCCGGAGGATGGTTATGAATCAGAATGATATTGAAGCCGTGATTCAGCGTTATATCGATGCGGAAATGGCTGTGCTGGACGGTAAATCCGTCACCTTTAATGGTCAGCAGATGACCATGGAAAATTTGTCCGAGATCCGACAGGGCCGCCAGGAGTGGGAGCGGCGGCTTGCTGCCCTGACTGCGCGGCGGCGGGGGGATCCTGGGTATAAACTGGCGAGGTTCTGATGGCAATTCTGGATGATGTGATTGGTGTTTTTTCACCAGGCTGGAAGGCGGCGAGATTGCGCTCAAGAGCGTTAATTCGCGCTTATGAGGCCGTAAAACCCACCCGCACACACAAAGCCCGACGGGAAAACCGTTCTGCTGACCAGCTCAGTAAGTATGGGGCGGTTTCCCTGCGGGAGCAGGCCCGTTTTCTGGATATCAATCATGACCTGGTAATCGGTGCTTTCGACAAACTTGAGGAGCGGGTGATTGGTGCAAAAGGGATCATTGTTGAACCCCAGCCATTACTGAAAAACGGTGATATGGCCACAGAAGTGGCAATGATTATCCGTCGTTTGTGGTCGGAATGGTCTGTCAGTCCGGATGTGACCGGGCAGTATACGCGCCCCATGCTCGAGCGTCTGCTGCTGCGTACCTGGTTACGTGATGGTGAAGTGTTTGCCCAGATGGTCAGAGGCGCAGGTGCCGGGCTGGTCCGGACTGCCGGCGTGCCTTTCTGGCTCGAGGCAATAGAGCCGGATTTTGTGCCCATGCTCAGTGATGAGTCCGCGGGAATGAATCAGGGGGTTTTTCTGGATGAGTGGGGCAGGCCGAAAAAATACCTGGTTTATAAAAATTATCCGGTTACCGGCCGACAGAGTGATACCAAAGAGATCGCCGCTGAAAATATGGTGCATCTGAAGTTTACCCGCCGGCTGCATCAGACGCGTGGTACATCCATGTTGTCAGGTGTGTTGATGCGGATCAGTGCGCTTAAGGAATATGAAGATGCTGAACTGACAGCGGCGCGTATTGCTGCGGCTCTGGGGCTGTATATCCGTAAAGGAGACGGACAGGATTATGAAGACGTTGTGACAAATAAAGATAATGACCGGGAACTGCATATCACTCCCGGCATTATTTATGACGATCTGCGCAAGGGGGAAGATATTGGCATGGTCAAATCCGATCGGCCTAACCCTAACCTGGAAACTTTTCGTAATGGTCAGTTGCGGGCCGTGGCGGCGGGCACACGTCTGAGTTTTTCCAGTGCAGCACGTAACTATAACGGTACCTACAGCGCCCAGCGACAGGAACTGGTCGAGTCCACCGATGGTTATCTGATCATGCAGGACTGTTTTATTGGTGCTGTAACCCGTCCGGTGTACCGGGCATGGCTGAATATGGTGGTTGCCGCTGGGTTGCTGAAAATCCCGCCGGATGTCGATATGAAAACGTTATATAACGCAACATATTCTGGTCCGGTGATGCCGTGGATCGATCCTGTCAAGGAAGCTGAAGCCTGGAGAATCCAGATCCGAGGTGGTGCGGCGACAGAATCAGACTGGGTACGCGCCAGTGGTCGTAATCCGGATGATGTCAAACGTCGGCGCAAGGCCGAAATTGATGAAAACCGCAGGCTGGATCTGGTGTTTGATACCGATCCGGCCAGCGATAAAGGAGGTGGTAATGCTGAAACAGAACGCGTGGTTTCGCGGCGAACCGAAGGCCAGCCTGAAGAATAATTCCTGGTTCAGGATGAAGGCGGGTCATAAAAGTGACGCAGATATTTATATCTATGACGAGATTGGTTTCTGGGGAGTTACGGCGAAGCAGTTTGTCAGTGATCTGAATGCGCTGGGTAATATCACCCACATCAATCTCCATATTAATTCACCGGGTGGCGATGTCTTTGAAGGCATCGCCATTTTTAATGCACTGAAAACACATGGTGCGTCCATTACCGTTTATGTCGACGGTGTGGCGGCGTCAATGGCGTCGGTCATTGCGATGGTGGGGGATCCCGTCATCATGCCTGAAAATGCATTCATGATGATCCATAAACCATGGGGAGTGAGTGGTGGTGATGCGGATGATATGCGCGATTATGCCGACCTGCTTGATAAAGTTGAATCGGTCCTGTTGCCTGCTTATGCGCAAAAAACCGGAAAAACTACCGATGAAATTGCTGCCATGCTGGCGGATGAAACCTGGATGTCAGGTGCCGAATGTCTGGCACACGGATTTGCTGACCAGGTGACACCGGAAGTTAATGCAATGGCATGTATTCAGTCAAAACGTACAGAGGAATTTAAAAAAATGCCGGAATCCATCCGAAATATGATTACTCCGCCACGCAACAGTGCAACGCGTGAGCCTGAAAACAAAAATACTGCATCTCAGACACAGGAGCAGACTACGGCTCAGGTTGCCGCAACCGCGACAAGTACCGTGACCACTGCAAATGCGTCTTCCGCAGATGAAAGCAGTATCCGTGCACAGGTGCTGGCTGAGCAAAAAGCACGCGTGAGTGGTATTAATGATCTGTTTGGTATGTTTGGCGGGCGTTATCAGACATTGCAGGCCAGTTGTCTTTCCGATCCGGAGTGCTCGCTTGAGCAGGCTCGCGAGAAGTTACTGAATGAAATGGGTAAGGAATTTTCACCATCAAATAAAAATACCCCGTCCCATATTTATGCCGGCAACGGTAATTTTGTGGGGGACGGGATCCGACAGGCGCTGATGGCACGCGCCGGATTTGCTGAGCGTGAACAGGATAACGTCTACAACGGGATGACCCTGCGCGAATATGCCCGTATGTCGCTGACTGAACGGGGTATCGGGGTTTCCGGTTATAACCCCATGCAGATGGTTGGTGCGGCATTCACACACAGCTCGTCTGACTTCGGTAATATTCTGCTGGATGTTGCGAACAAAGCCATTCTGCAGGGCTGGGAAGAAGCCCCTGAGACTTACGAGCAGTGGACCCGGAAAGGTCAGCTGTCTGATTTTAAAATTGCTCATCGTGTGGGAATGGGGGGCTTCAGTTCTCTGCGTCAGGTGCGTGAAGGGGCTGAATATAAGTACGTCACCACCGGAGATAAACAGGCCACGATTGCACTGGCGACCTATGGTGAACTGTTCAGTATCACCCGTCAGGCCATTATCAATGATGATCTGAATATGCTGACCGATGTCCCGATGAAGCTGGGCCGTGCGGCGAAATCCACGATTGCCGATCTGGTTTATGCCATTCTGACCTCTAACCCGAAAATCTCCACAGATAATGTAAGCCTGTTCGATAAAGCGAAACATGCAAACGTACTGGAGAGCGCAGCAATGGACGTGGCATCGCTGGATAAAGCCCGCCAGTTGATGCGTGTTCAGAAAGAAGGTGAGCGTCACCTGAATATTCGCCCTGCGTTCGTGCTGGTACCGACGGCGATGGAATCGGTGGCTAACCAGGTGATCCGCTCTGCCAGTGTGAAAGGCGCAGACGTCAATGCCGGTATTATTAACCCAGTGAAAGATTTTGCGACCGTTATCGCTGAGCCGCGTCTGGATGATAGCAGCCAGACCACCTTTTATCTGGCTGCATCCAAAGGCTCCGATACGATTGAAGTGGCTTATCTCAACGGTGTGGATACGCCATACATTGATCAGATGGAAGGTTTCAGTGTGGATGGCGTGACCACGAAAGTGCGTATTGACGCCGGCGTTGCACCGGTTGATCACCGCGGTCTGGTGAAATGTACGGCGTAAATGTCGCAGACAACAACCCTGATGGCCCGTAAGGGCTTTTTTTGTACCTGAAATCAGCCCCGGGCAGGGGCTGTATGGAGACAGTTATGGCAAAGAATTTTGTGGAAGAAGGAAAAACGGTGGAGATCATTGCTGGTAAAGACATCAGCAGTGGTGAACTGGTGCAGGTGGGAGATATTTTTGCAGTGGCACTGACCGATATTGCAAAGGGCGAAACGGGGGACGGGATAGCTGAGGGTGTATTTATGTTGCCGAAGCTGAAAACGGATGACATGAAAACGGGTAAGAAGGTTTATCTGAAATCCGGAAAAGTTCAGCTGACGAACAGTGGTTCCGATCCGCTTGTCGGGGTTACCTGGGCGGATGCCGGAACCAGCGCAGAAGACGTGCCGGTAAAACTCAATGTCTGATCCTTTTTCCCGGCTGGCTGCGCGTATGGATGCGGTCACGATCAGAAGAATGGGAAAGATGGCTTCGATTAATGATGTCGATATGACGGTGATCCCGGGAGAAACACTGGCAGAGCTGAACGCGCTTTCCGGACCGGCGTTTTCCCTGGTGGTGTTTTCTCCGGGATACCGCCCACGGCGCGGGGACCGCGTTGTTTATGACGGACAACAATGGACGGTCACACGGCATGAACGCTTTAACGGTAAGCCAATGATCTTTATTGAGTAAAGAGGTGTGGGATGAAGGGGCTTGAAAATGCCATCCGTAATCTGAACAGCCTTGATACCCGTATGGTGCCACAGGCCAGCGCATGGGCGATGAACCGTGTGGCGGCAAAGGTTGTCTCTGTCGCCACACGGCAGGTCGCGCAGAATACTGTGGCTGGTGATAACCAGGTGAAGGGGAGCCCCCTGAAACTGGTGCGTGAGCGTGTCAGGGTACTTAAAGCCAGCCCGGACGGAAAAATGTATGCCCGTATTCGCGTAAATCGCGGCAACCTGCCCGCCATAAAACTGGGGGCTGCACAGGTCAGAATGACCCGGCGTGGTGGCAGGTTACATTACCGTGGCAGTGTGCTGAAAGTGGGAAAATATCTTTTCCGGAATGCCTTTGTTCAGCAACTGGCGAACGGTCGCTGGCATGTGATGCGGCGTATTGACGGCAAAAATCGTTACCCCATTGATGTGGTGAAAATTCCGCTGTCCGGTCCGCTGACACAGGCATTTGAGGATGCCCGTAAAAGCGTCATTGATAACGAGATGCCGAAACAGCTGGGGTATGCCCTGAAACAACAACTGAGGTCATATCTGAACCTATGAACCGACACACACAAATTCGTCAGGCCGTACTTTCGCGCCTGAAAACGACGTGCGGGGAGAAGACCGTCCTGTTTGACGGTCTTCCTGCCTTTATTGATGCGCAGGAGCTGCCTGCCGTGGCGGTGTGGCTGAGTGATGCACAGTACACCGGAAAAATGACGGATGAGGATGACTGGCTGGCAGTTCTGCATGTCGCCGTCTTTATCCGTGCACAGGCACCGGATTCTGATCTGGATACGTGGATGGACAACATTATTTACCCGGCACTGGAGGATATTCCGGCGCTTTACGGCCTTATCGATACCATGATCCCACGGGGATTTAACTATCAGCGTGATAACGATATGGCAACATGGGCGATGGCGGAAATCACGTATCAAATCACATATACAAATTAAGGGGTGGGGAAATGACGACACCGAATCCACTTGAAAAAATGAAAGGGGCGGGGACGACGTTCTGGATGTATACCGGCAAGGGCGACGCATTTGCGAATCCTTTGTCAGATACGGACTGGCTGCGCCTCGCGATGGTGAAGGATCTGCAGCCGGGGGAAATGACTGCAGATGCGGAAGATGACGATTATCTCGATGATGAAAATGCTGACTGGAAAACGACAACTCAGGGGCAAAAATCTGTTGGTGATACATCCGCGACGCTGGCCTGGCGTCCGGGTGACAGCGGACAGAAAAAACTGATTCAGTTGTTTGATTCCGGTGAAGTTCGTGCATTCCGCATCAAATACCCTAACGGTACCGTTGATGTGTTCCGCGGCTGGCTGAGTTCGCTGGGTAAAACCATTACGTCAAAAGATGTGATGACCCGTACGGTTAAAATCAGCGGTGTGGGGCGTCCGTATCTGGCTGAGGAGGGGACTGAAATTGTGGGGGTGACCGGGCTGACAGTAATGCCGGTTTCCGCCAGTGTCAGAGTGGGGGCAACGACGACGCTGACATTCAGCACAGTACCGGAAGATGCATCTGATAAAACGGTGAGTGTGGCGTCATCATCTCCTGATATCGCCACGGTTACGCTGAGTGGCATGGTGGCAACGGTGAAAGGTGTGAAAGCGGGCAGCACCTCGATTGTGGGGATGACTGCGGGTGGTGCGCAGGTTGCTGTGGCCGGTATTACCGTTAATGGTGATTAACCTGGCAGTCTGTTTTTTACCCCGGTATGCCGGGGTTTTTTGTTTACGGAGGGGACATGTTTCTGAAACAGGACACATTTAACTACGGTAATCAGTCTGTGGTACTGACGGAATTATCCGGACTTCAGCGGGTGGAGTATCTGGCGTTTGTCCAGAAACGGACAGCTGAGTTTGACGCCCTGGATGATGCCATGCCGGTGGCGGATCGTCAGATTGAATTTCTGCGTATGGGGATGGATATCAATGCCTGGCTGGTTTCCCGGTCAATGTGGAATACGGACCCGTCACAGGATGTGGATGCGCTGAATGAGGATGTAAAAAACACCTGGTCTTATGACGCGCTTGGCGACGGGGGCAGTCTGGTTTTATCCCTGAGTGGTATGCCGGTCTCCACCGGTGATGTTCAGAACGGTGAACAGGTTCCCCTGACACCGGAAAAGTCCTGACGCGGGAGATGCAGTTTGTGATGCAGCTTGCCCGTGAGTTCCGGCGGGCAGACTGGCGGCGGATGTTATCAGAAATGTCAGCGTCAGAACTGGGCGAATGGGGGGATTTCTTCCGGAAGCAGAGTTTCGGGGATATCTGGCTGGATGCACAGATTTCCACACTGAAGTCGCTGATGGTTCAGATGGTGTCCGGTGAACGTATTCCGGCGGATGATTTCAGTCTGGTTACGGATGACAGGGTGATCCCTGAACGCACGGATGAAGAGCTGATGCATCTGGGGGAAGGTATATCGGGAGGAATGAGATTTGGACCAGATTGCTGACCTTGTCATTGATTTAAGCATTGATACCGCCGATTTTAAAGAGCAGCTTCCGCGTGTAAAAAATCTGCTGAATGGTACAGCAAAGGAGGCGGAGCGGGCCGAAGCCCGTATGAAACGGTTTGAGGAAAGTCAGAAACAGGCTGCCAGCGCGACGGTGATACAGACTCAGGCCGTGGTGAAGCATGCGCAGGGGCATGTTTCGCTGGCGGAAGATGTGGAAAGGGCGCGCCTGCGGATGGAGGCCCTGAGTCGTCAGATGCGGGAGGAGCAGGTTCAGGCGGCTGCGCTGGCTGCGGCGCAGGATAAGATGGCTGCCGCATTTTATCGTCAGATCGACAGCGTACAACAGGCCAGTGCGGGGCTGCAGGAGTTACAGCGTATTCAGCAGCAGATCCGACAGGCCAGAAACAGTGGCGGGATTGCTCAGCAGGATTATCTGGCCCTGATTTCTGAGGTGACAGCGAAAACCCGCGTTCTGACACAGGCAGAGGAAACGGCCACCCGCCAGAAAACCGCATTTATTCGTCAGCTGAAAGAACAGACAAGTCGCCAGAAAATGACCACGACGGAACTGCTTCGGGCAAAGGCGGCACAACTTGGGTGCAGCAGTGCCGCGGAGGTGTACATCCGTAAAATGGAGAAAGCCGGAAACACCACACATTCGCTGGGACTGAAAAGTGCGGCAGCTCGTCGGGAGCTGGGGGTCATGATTGGTGAACTGGCGCGTGGTAATTTCGGTGCGCTTCGTGGCTCCGGGATCACCCTGGCTAACCGTGCCGGCTGGATTGATAAATTAATGACTCCGAAAGGCCTGGCGGTGGGGGGAGTTATCGGAGGGATCACTGCTGCGGTTATTGGTCTGGGTAAAGCCTGGATGGAGGGGCAGGAAGAAGGCGAAGCCTTTAACCGGCAGCTTGAGCTCACCGGACACTATGCCGGTGTGACAGCCGGGCAGTTGTGGGCGCTCAGTAAAAATCTTTCCGGTAATGGCATCACGCAACATGCCATGGCGGGGTCACTGGCGCAGGTAGTGGGGAGCGGTGCATTTCACGGTAACGATATTGGTATGGTGGCGAAAGCTGCCGCACAGATGGAACGCTCGGTAGGGCAGTCTGTCAGTGACACCATCAGTCAGTTTAAACGGCTGAAGGATGATCCGGTCAGTGCTGCGAAGGCGCTGGATGATGAACTGCATTTTCTGACAGCCACCCAGCTTGAACAGATCCGTGTGCTCGGAGAGCAGGGGCGTACCAGTGACGCCGCCCGGATAGCCATGTCTGCACTGGCAGAGGAAACCGGTAAACGTACGTCGGATATTGATAATAACCTCAATGCGCTGGGCAGTACGCTGCAAACCTTGTCTGACTGGTGGAAGCAGTTCTGGGATGCGGCCATGAACATTGGTCGGGAAGATTCCCTTGATGCGCAGATTGCGTCGCTGCAGGAAAAAATTCAGCGGGCGAAGAAATTTCCGTGGACTAAGGCGTCCACCACGGTGGAATACGATCAGCAACAACTGGATGCGCTACAAGAGCGAAAACGCCAGCAGGATTTGCAGGATGCAAAAGAGCAGGCTGAGCGAAATTATCAGGAGCAGCAGAAACGCCGGAATGCTGAAAATGCCGCGCTGAACCGGATGAACGAAACGGAAGCAGCACGACATCAGCGTGAAATTGCGCGTATTAATGCCATGCAGTACGCCGATCAGGCGGTCAGGGACGCAGCGATACAGCGTGAAAATGAACGTTACGAAAAAGCCATTAAGAAAAAAACTCCTGCCACCCGTAATGATGAGGCCACCCGGTTATTACTGCAGTACAGCCAGCAACAGGCGCAGGTGGAGGGACAGATTGCCGCCGCCAGACAGTCAGCGGGCATGGCTACTGAAAGGATGACAGAAGCGCATAAACAGCTTCTGGCCCTTCAGCAGCGTATCAGCGATTTGGCCGGTAAAAAACTGACAGCAGATGAAAAAAGTGTGCTGGCTCACAAGGATGAGCTGATTCAGGCACTGACGTTGCTGGATGCAAAACAGCAGGAGCTGCAGAAGCAGACTGCCCTCAATGACCTGAAGAAAAAGACCATTCAGCTGACCAGTCAACTGGCTGAGGAAGAGCGCGCACAGCGTCAGCAACACGATCTGGACGTTGCCATGGCAGGAATGGGCGATCAGCAACGGCAGCGGTACCAGTCGCAGTTGCGTCTACGACAGCAGTACCAGCAACAGCTGGAGCAACTTGAACGGGACAGTAAGCAGAAAGGCTCGTATGGTTCTGACGCATACCGGAAGGCTGAACAGACGCTGACAGACAGTCTGAACCGGAAACTGAATGAGAATCGCCGCTACTGGCAACAAATGGATGCCGCGCAGGGGGAGTGGAAAAACGGTGCAAAACGCGCGTTCATGAATTTTACTGCCGACGCGGATAATGCTGCCGGGACTGCAGAACAGATGTTTATGTCTGCTTTCAGTAGTATGGGAAATGGTCTGGCAACTTTTGTTACCACCGGCAAACTCAATTTCAAATCTTTCACCTCATCTGTGCTGTCAGATATGGCAAAAATTCTGGCGCAGGCAACCATGATGAAGGCTGTCAAAGGGATTGGCAGTGTGATGGGGTTTGATTTCGGTGATGTGAAAACCAATGCAGAAGGTGGTGTTTATCAGTCTGCTGATTTGAGTCGCTACAGTGGCACGGTGGTTAACCGTCCGACGTTTTTTGCTTTTGCAAAAGGCGCGGGGGTGATGGGTGAAGCGGGGCCTGAGGCTATCCTGCCCTTGCGCAGGGGGGTTGACGGTAAGCTGGGTGTTGTGGCAGCGACCTGTGGTTCGGGGATGGTGATGTTTGCGCCGCAGTACAACATCGAGATCAATAACGATGGTCAGAACGGGCAGATTGGGCCGGAAGCCATGCAGGCGGTTTACAACCTGGGGAAAAGGGCTGCAGCAGATTTTATGCAACAACAGTCCCGTGATGGCGGGCAGTTAAGCGGAGTATACCGGTGATGGAGATATTCAGCTGGAAAGTCCGTCCGGATATGAAGGTGGATTCAGAGCCAAAAGTGGTGACAGTTAAACTGGGTGATGGTTATGAACAGCGTCGTCCGGCGGGACTGAATCCTCTGTTGCCAACGTACAGTGTCACGATCCGTGTCCGTAAAGGGGAGCATCAGGCGCTGGAAGCGTTTCTGGCCCGGCACGGTGGGGTCAGGGCGTTTCAGTGGACACCGCCTTATGGCTGGACACCTGTCCGGGTGGTCTGCCGTAAATGGTCGTCCAGTGTGGGGGCGCTGTGGGTCACGGTAACCGCAAATTTTGAACAGGTCGTGGTATGAGGAGGACGGATGCAGGATATCCGGCAGGAAACACTGAATGAATGTACCCGTACGGAGCAGTCTGCCAGTCTGGTACTCTGGGAAATTGATCTGACAGAGATTGGCGGGGAGCGTTATTTTTTCAGTAATGAGCCTAACGAGAAGGGGGAGGCCGTCACCTGGCAGGGCCGGAAATATGAGGTGTATCCTGTTCAGGGAGCAGGGTTTGAAATGAAAGGCAAGGGAGGCAGCGCCCGCCCCACCCTGACGGTGTCCAATCTGTACGGGATGGTTACCGGGATGGTGGAGGATTTACAGAGTCTGGCTGGCGGAACGGTGATCCGGCGTAAGGTTTACGCCCGTTTTCTGGATGCGGTGAATTTTACCAACGGAAACAGTGAAGCCGATCCGGAACAGGAGGTGATCAGTTACTGGCGTATTGAACAGTGCAGCGATCTGACGGCGGTGACGGCAACGTTTGTTCTGGCCTCGCCAGCGGAGACAGACGGTGCGGTTTTCCCGGGACGTACCATGCTGGCCAACACCTGTACCTGGACCTATCGCGGTGATGAGTGCGGTTATCACGGTCCGGCTGTCGCGGATGAATATGACCAGCCGACGTCTGATATCACGAAGGATAAATGCAGTAAATGCCTGAGTGGCTGTAAGTCACGTCATAACGTCGGTAACTTTGGCGGTTTCCTTTCCATCAATAAACTTTCGTAGTAAATCCATGACAGAGACTGAATCAGCGATTCTGGCGCACGCCCGGCGATGTGCGCCAGCGGAGTCGTGCGGCTTCGTGGTGAGAACGCCGGAGGGGGAAAGATATTTTCCCTGCGTGAATATCTCCGGTACTCCGGAGGCGTGTTTCCGGATGGTACCGGAAGACTGGCTGCGGGCACAAATACAGGGTGAGGTGGTGGCGCTGGTCCACAGCCATCCCGGTGGTCTGCCCTGGCTGAGTGAAGCCGACCGTCAGCTGCAGGTACAGAGTGATTTGCCGTGGTGGCTGGTCTGTCGGGGGGCTCTCCATAAATTCCGCTGCGTGCCACATCTGACCGGAAGGCGCTTTGAGCACGGGGTGACGGACTGTTACACGCTGTTCCGGGACGCTTATCATCTGGCAGGAATTGAGATACCGGATTTTCATCGTGAGGATGACTGGTGGCGTAACGGTCAGAATCTTTACCTGGACAACATGGCGGATACCGGCTTTTACCCGGTCACCCTGTCAGCGGCGCAGCCGGGCGATGTGCTGCTGTGCTGCTTTGGTTCATCGGTGCCGAATCATGCCGCTATTTACTGCGGCGACGGCGAGCTGCTGCACCATATTCCTGAACAACTGAGCAAACGAGAGAGGTATACCGACAAATGGCAGCGACGCACACACTCCCTCTGGCGTCACCGGGCATGGCACGCATCTGCCTTTACGGGGATTTACAACGATTTGGCCGCCGCATCGACCTTCGTGTGAAAACGGGGGCTGAAGCCATCCGGGCGCTGGCCACACAACTTCCGTCGTTTCGTCAGAAACTGAGTGACGGCTGGTATCAGGTACGTATCGCCGGGCGGGATGTCAGCGAGTCCGGAGTAACGGCACAGCTCCATGAGCCGTTACCGGACGGTACGGTGATCCACATTGTTCCCCGGCTTGCCGGTGCAAAGCATGGCGGAATTTTTCAGACCATCCTGGGGGCTGTGGTTGTTGCGGTAGCCTGGTGGAATCCCGCGGGCTGGCTGGGTGCGGCAGCACTTACGGGGATGTATGCCGCCGGGGCCAGTATGATCCTCGGCGGGATAGCGCAGATGCTGACACCGGCCATCAAAACGCCGTCCATGGAGTCCGCGGATAACGGCAAACAGAACACCTTTTTTTCCTCGCTGGATAATATGATCGCCCAGGGGAATCCGTTACCGGTACTGTATGGTGAGATGCGAGTGGGGTCGCGTGTGATTTCACAGAGTATCAGTACTGCTGATGAGGGTGATGGTGGTCAGGTTGTGGTGATTGGTCGCTGATGTAAAACGTTTTATGTGAAACCGCCTGCGGGCGGTTTTGTTGTTAATGGAGCCAGATAAATGGGTAAAGGTGGCAGCAAGGGGCACACTCCTCGCGAAGCGAAAGATAACCTGAAATCCACGCAGTTACTGAGCGTGATTGATGCGATCAGTGAAGGGCCGATTGAAGGACCGGTGGACGGAATGAAAAGCGTGCTGCTGAACAGTACGCCGGTGCTGGACAGTGAAGGTAAGGCCAATTTCTCCGGGGTCACGGTGGTGTTCCGTGCCGGTGAGCAGGAGCAGACTCCGCCGGAGGGTTTTGAATCCTCCGGCTCCGAGACGGTGCTGGGTACGGAAGTGAAATACGACACGCCGATCACCCGGACCATCACATCAGAAAATATCGACCGCCTGCGTTTTACGTTTGGTGTGCAGGCTCTGGTGGAAACCACGTCTCAGGGGGACCGCAATCCGTCAGAAGTGAGATTACTGGCCCAGATCCAGCGTAACGGCGCCTGGGTGACAGAAAAAGACATCACCATTAAGGGTAAAACCACCTCGCAGTATCTGGCCTCGGTGGTGGTGGATAACCTGCCGCCGCGCCCGTTCAGTATCCGGATGCGCAGGATGACGCCTGACAGCACCACAGACCAGCTGCAGAATAAAACGCTCTGGTCGTCATACACCGAAATCATCGATGTGAAACAGGGATACCCGAACACGGCACTGGTCGGCGTACAGGTGGATTCAGAGCAGTTTGGCAGCCAGCAGGTGGGCCGTAATTACCATCTTCGTGGACGCATTCTGCAGGTACCGTCGAACTATGATCCACAGACGCGGCAGTACAGCGGTATCTGGGACGGGACACTTAAACCGGCATACAGTAACAACATGGCCTGGTGCCTGTGGGACATGCTCACCCATCCGCGTTATGGCATGGGACAACGTCTCGGGGCAGCGGAGGTGGATAAATGGACCCTGTATGTTATCGGTCAGTACTGTGACCAGTCAGTACCGGATGGCTATGGTGGCACGGAGCCGCGTATCACCTGTAATGCTTATCTGGCATCACAGCGTAAGGCGTGGGACGTTCTCAGTGATTTCTGTTCGGCGATGCGCTGTATGCCGGTATGGAACGGACAGACGCTGACGTTCGTGCAGGACAGACCGTCGGATAAGGTGTGGACCTATAACCGCGGCAATGTGGTGATGCCGGATGATGGCGCGCCGTTCCGTTACAGCTTCAGCGCCCTGAAAGACCGCCATAATGCCGTGGAGGTGAACTGGATTGACCCGGATAACGGCTGGGAGACGGCGACGGAGCTGGTTGAAGATACGCAGGCTATTGCCCGTTACGGTCGTAACGTCACGAAGATGGAGGCCTTTGGCTGTACCAGCCGGGGGCAGGCACACCGCGCCGGTCTGTGGCTGATTAAAACGGAACTGCTGGAAACGCAGACGGTGGACTTCAGCGTGGGTGCAGAAGGGCTTCGCCATGTACCGGGTGACGTCATTGAAGTCTGCGATGATGACTATGCCGGTATCAGTACCGGTGGTCGCGTGCTGGCGGTGAACAGCGAGACCCGGACGCTGACGCTTGACCGTGAAATCATGCTGCCATCCTCCGGCACCACACTGATAAGCCTGGTTGACGGAAAGGGTAATCCGGTCAGCGTGGAGGTCAGGTCCGTCACCGACGGCGTGAAGGTGAAAGTGAGCCGGATTCCTGACGGCGTTGCCGGATACAGCGTATGGGGGCTGAAGCTGCCGACGCTGCGCCAGCGCCTGTTCCGCTGCGTGAGTATCCGTGAGAACGATGACGGCACGTATGCCATCACCGCCGTGCAGCATGTACCGGAAAAAGAGGCCATCGTGGATAACGGGGCGCACTTTGACGGCGACCAGAGCGGTACGGTGAAGGGGGTCACGCCGCCAGCGGTGCAGCACCTGACTGCCGAAGTCACCGCAGACAGCGGGGAATATCAGGTGCTGGCCCGCTGGGACACGCCGAAGGTGGTGAAGGGCGTGAGCTTCCTGCTTCGCCTGACCGTGGCAGCGGATGACGGCAGTGAACGGCTGGTCAGCACAGCCCGGACGACGGAAACCACATACCGCTTCAGGCAACTGGCGCTGGGGCATTACACGCTGACGGTCCGGGCGGTAAATGCGTGGGGGCAACAGGGCGATGCGGCGTCGGTCTCTTTCCGGATTGCCGCACCGGCTGCGCCGTCACAGATTGAGCTGACGCCAGGCTATTTTCAGATAACGGCGGTTCCGAAACTGGCTGTATATGACCCGACAGTGCAGTTTGAGTTCTGGTTTTCGGAAACGCGGATTGCGGATATCAGGCAGGTTGAAACCACAGCCCGCTATCTTGGCACGGCGCTGTACTGGATAGCCGCCAGTATCAATATTAAGCCGGGCCATGATTATTATTTTTACGTTCGCAGTGTGAACACAGTCGGCAAATCGACATTCGTGGAGGCCGTCGGTCGGGCGAGCGATGATGCCGAAGGTTACCTGGATTTTTTCAAAGGCCTGATAACCGAATCCCATCTCGGTAAAGAGCTGCTGGAAAAAGTCGACCTGACGGAGGATAACGCCAGCAAACTGGAGCAGTTTTCGAAAGAGTGGAAGGACGCCAACGATAAGTGGAATGCCATGTGGGGCGTCAAAATTGAGCAGACCAAAGACGGCAAACATTATGTCGCGGGTATTGGCCTCAGCATGGAGGACACGGAGGAAGGCAAACTGAGCCAGTTTCTGGTTGCCGCTAACCGTATCGCGTTTATTGACCCGGCAAACGGGAATGAAACGCCGATGTTTGTGGCGCAGGGCAATCAGATATTCATGAATGACGTGTTCCTGAAACGCCTGACGGCCCCCACCATTACCAGCGGCGGTAATCCTCCGGCATTTTCCCTGACACCTGATGGTCGGCTGACGGCGAAAAATGCCGATATCAGTGGTAACGTGAATGCGAACGCCGGGACGCTCAGTAATGTGACGATAGCTGAAAACTGTACGATAAACGGTACGCTGAGGGCGGAAAAAATCGTCGGGGACATTGTAAAGGCGGCGAGCGCGGCTTTTCCGCGCCAGCGTGAAAGCAGTGTGGACTGGCCGTCAGGTACCCGTACTGTCACCGTGACCGATGACCATCCTTTTGATCGCCAGATAGTGGTGCTTCCGCTGACGTTTCGCGGAAGTAAGCGTACTGTCAGCGGCAGGACAACGTATTCGATGTGTTATCTGAAAGTACTGATGAACGGTGCGGTGATTTATGATGGCGCGGCGAACGAGGCGGTACAGGTGTTCTCCCGTATTGTTGACATGCCAGCGGGTCGGGGAAACGTGATCCTGACGTTCACGCTCACGTCCACACGGCATTCGGCAGATATTCCGCCGGATACGTTTGCCAGCGATGTGCAGGTTATGGTGATTAAGAAACAGACGCTGGGCATCAGCGTGGTCTGAGTGTGTTACAGAGGTTCGTCCGGGAACGGGCGTTTTATTATAAAACGGTGAGAGGTGAACGATGCGTAATGTGTGTATTGCCGTTGCTGTCTTTGCCGCACTTGCGGTGACAGTCACTCCGGCCCGTGCGGAAGGTGGACAGGGTACGTTTACGGTGGGCTATTTTCAGGTGAAACCGGGTACATTGCCGTCGTTGTCGGGCGGGGATACCGGTGTGAGTCATCTGAAAGGGATTAACGTGAAGTACCGTTATGAACTGACGGACAGTGTGGGGGTGATGGCTTCCCTGGGGTTCGCCGCGTCGAAAAAGAGCAGCACAGTGATGACCGGGGAGGATACGTTTCACTATGAGAGCCTGCGTGGACGTTATGTGAGCGTGATGGCCGGACCGGTTTTACAAATCAGTAAGCAGGTCAGTGCGTACGCCATGGCCGGAGTGGCTCACAGTCGGTGGTCCGGCAGTACAAGGGATTACCGCAAGACGGAAATCACTCCCGGGTATATGAAAGAGACGACCACCGCCAGGGACGAAAGTGCAATGCGGCATACCTCAGTGGCGTGGAGTGCTGGTATACAGATTAATCCGGCAGCGTCCGTCGTTGTTGATATTGCTTATGAAGGCTCCGGCAGTGGCGACTGGCGTACTGACGGATTCATCGTTGGGGTCGGTTATAAATTCTGATTAGCCAGGTAACACAGTGTTATGACAGCCCGCCGGAACCGGTGGGCTTTTTTGTGGGGTGAATATGGCAGTAAAGATTTCAGGAGTCCTGAAAGACGGCACAGGAAAACCGGTACAGAACTGCACCATTCAGCTGAAAGCCAGACGTAACAGCACCACGGTGGTGGTGAACACGGTGGGCTCAGAGAATCCGGATGAAGCCGGGCGTTACAGCATGGATGTGGAGTACGGTCAGTACAGTGTCATCCTGCAGGTTGACGGTTTTCCGCCATCGCACGCCGGGACCATCACCGTTTATGAAGATTCACAACCCGGTACGCTGAATGATTTTCTCGGTGCCATGACGGAGGATGATGCCCGTCCGGAGGCACTGCGCCGTCTTGAACTGATGGTGGAAGAGGTGGCGCGTAACGCGTCCGTGGTGGCACAGAGTACGGCAGACGCGAAGAAATCAGCCGGCGATGCCAGTGCATCAGCTGCTCAGGTCGCGGCCCTTGTGACTGATGCAACTGACTCAGCACGCGCCGCCAGCACGTCCGCCGGACAGGCTGCGACGTCGGCTCAGGATGCGTCTTCCGGCGCAGAAACGGCATCAGCAAAGGCCACTGAGGCATCAAAAAGTGCCGCAGCCGCAGAGTCCTCAAAACGCGCGGCGGCCACCAGTGCCGGTGCGGCGAAAATGTCAGAAACGAATGCGGCAGCGTCACAACAATCAGCCGCCACGTCTGCCTCCACCGCGACCACGAAAGCGTCAGAGGCCGCCACTTCAGCACGAGATGCGGTGGCCTCAAAAGAGGCAGCAAAATCATCAGAAACGAACGCATCATCAAGTGCCGGCCGTGCAGCTTCCTCGGCAACGGCGGCAGAAAATTCTGCTAAGGCGGCAAAAACGTCCGAGACGAATGCCAGGTCATCTGAAACAGCAGCGGAACGGAGCGCCTCTGCCGCGGCAGAGGCAAAAACAGCGGCGGCGGGGAGTGCGTCAACGGCATCCACGAAGGCGACAGAGGCTGCGGGAAGTGCGGTATCAGCATCGCAGAACAAAAGTGCGGCAGAAGCGGCGGCAATACGTGCAGAAAATTCGGCAAAACGTGCAGAAGATATAGCTTCAGCTGTCGCGCTTGAGGATGCGGACACAACGAGAAAGGGGATAGTGCAGCTCAGCAGTGCAACCAACAGCACGTCTGAAACGCTTGCTGCAACGCCAAAGGCGGTTAAGGTGGTAATGGATGAAACGAACAGAAAAGCCCCACTGGACAGTCCGGCACTGACCGGAACGCCAACAGCACCAACCGCGCTCAGGGGAACAAACAATACCCAGATTGCGAACACCGCTTTTGTACTGGCCGCGATTGCAGATGTTATCGACGCGTCACCTGACGCACTGAATACGCTGAATGAACTGGCCGCAGCGCTCGGGAATGATCCAGATTTTGCTACCACCATGACTAACGCGCTTGCGGGTAAGCAACCGAAGAATGCGACACTGACGGCGCTGGCAGGGCTTTCCACGGCGAAAAATAAATTACCGTATTTTACGGAAAATGATGTCGCCAGCCTGACTGAACTGACTCAGGTTGGCAGGGATATTCTGGCAAAAAATTCCGTTGCAGATGTTCTTGAATACCTTGGGGCCGGAGAGAATTCGGCCTTTCCGGCAGGTGCGCCGATCCCGTGGCCATCAGATATCGTTCCGTCTGGCTACGTCCTGATGCAGGGGCAGGCGTTTGACAAATCAGCCTACCCAAAACTTGCTGTCGCGTATCCATCGGGTGTGCTTCCTGATATGCGAGGCTGGACAATCAAGGGGAAACCCGCCAGCGGTCGTGCTGTATTGTCTCAGGAACAGGATGGAATTAAGTCGCACACCCACAGTGCCAGTGCATCCGGTACGGATTTGGGGACGAAAACCACATCGTCGTTTGATTACGGGACGAAAACAACAGGCAGTTTCGATTACGGCACCAAATCGACGAATAACACGGGGGCTCATGCTCACAGTCTGAGCGGTTCAACAGGGGCCGCGGGTGCTCATGCCCACACAAGTGGTTTAAGGATGAACAGTTCTGGCTGGAGTCAGTATGGAACAGCAACCATTACAGGAAGTTTATCCACAGTTAAAGGAACCAACACACAGGGTATTGCTTATTTATCGAAAACGGACAGTCAGGGCAACCACAGTCACTCATTGTCCGGTACAGCCGTGAGTGCCGGTGCACATGCGCATACAGTTGGTATTGGTGCGCACCAGCATCCGGTTGTTATCGGTGCTCATGCCCATTCTTTCAGTATTGGTTCACACGGACATACCATTACTGTTGACGTTGCGGGTAACGCGGAAAACACCGTTAAAAACATCGCATTTAACTATATTGTGAGGCTTGCATAATGGCATTCAGAATGAGTGAACTACCACGGACCATAAAAATTTATAATCTGCTGGCCGGAACCAATGAATTTATTGGTGAAGGTGATGCATACATTCCACCTCATACAGGTCTGCCAGCAAACAGTACCGATATTGCACCGCCAGATATTCCGGCTGGCTTCGTGGCTGTTTTCAACAGTGATGAGGCATCGTGGCATCTCGTTGAAGACCATCGGGGTAAAACGGTTTATGACGTGGCATCAGGGGATGCATTATTTATTTCTGAACCCGGTCCGTTACCGGAAAATGTCACCTGGTTATCCCCGGATGGAGAGTATCAGAAGTGGAACGGTACAGCCTGGGTGAAAGATGCAGAAGCAGAAAGACTGTTCCGGATCCGGGAGGCGGAAGAAACAAAAAACAGCCTGATGCAGGTAGCCAGTGAGCATATTTCACCGCTTCAGGATGCTGCAGATCTGGAAATTGCAACGGAGGAAGAAACCTCGTTACTGGCGGCCTGGAAGAAGTATCGGGTGTTGCTGAACCGGGTTGATACATCTTTAGCACCGGAAATTGATTGGCCGCAGCAACCTGTCAGTTAAAGCATTGCCGGCGAAAGCTGGCTTTTTTGGGGAAAAATTTATGTCCACACTCATCTCAGGGATTCTTGCTGATGGCGCTGGCCGTCCTATGTCCGGTCATCATATTCTTCTGAAAGCCCGACAGAATACATCCGCAGTGGTCATGAGAACGGTGGCTACAGTGGTGACAGGTCCGGCAGGAGAATATGCTTTTGAAGCTCAGACCGGAAAATATGACGTTTATCTTCGGTCGTGTATTGAAAGGGAATACTGCGTCGGTGATATTTCGGTTTACCACGACTCAAAGCCCGGCACGCTGAACGACTTTCTGACTGCACTTGATGAAGGTGACCTGAAGCCGGATGTCGTCAAACGATTTGAGGAAATGGTGGCGCAGGCGCAGCAGGGTGCCGAAACCGCAACAGAAAGCGAACGACAGGCAGGGCA